AACCTTTATTACCTAGGCCATCGCCTTCAAACCAATCTCGTTTAGGACACTTCTCAGCCAAATTCTCGGCAATCTGTCGGACTTGCCAATCTGCCCATCTTCCTTCAGTCATTGATAATATCCTGTGTTGTCATCTGTCTTATTTGATGCATCTCCATATCTTCAATCTCTTGAAGTTTATCTCTGGCATTAGCAATAATCTCTATCTGACTATTTACTGACTCAACGATATCAGGATGCTCTGCAACACCGGCTGGGTGATTGAGATACACCTGTACATTAGCACGAGCACAGTCAATCTCTGCCTCATACCTTCTTCGTAGCGCATTTGTTATTTGTTGACTAAGCATTTTCATTACTGATCCTTTCTTAGGTAATCATCATTCCAATTAAATGCCTCTTTCACTGTACTCGCATTTAATCCTTTATAAGTCTTATTGAGTGTTTTGTTTTTTACAGATATCAATACTTCAGCTTCACCTGCACTCAGTCCTTCTAACAATTGAATAAACAACATCTCCCTTTTCATATTATTGATTTGCGGCGCCGCAGGAGTGACTGCACCGTTTTCTTGTTTAACTCCTACATAATTCTGTAATGTTCTAGCCTGTTGCTCTAGTCGAGTATGTTCTGTTCCATCAGGTGCATCATTGGTTATATAAGGAACATCTCCCTCAGGCACCAACCAAACAATCTTAGGATCAAATGCCGCTTTAAGAACCATTCTTAATCCATTTGTATCATATTGCTGTAAAATTTTTATCTTTCCAGGCCTATCCTTCTTGTTGTTTATCTTTGTAAACATTTCATGTAACAAAGGCCTATATGTTTCTTGTACTGCCATCTTAAAAATCTCCTATATTTTGCATCAAATTATTAAGTTTCTTTTTCACAAAGTAATTAAATAACTTACCTCGATCAGCTGTTTTGATATTTCTAAACTCTCGTAAAATTTTATCATGGATATCTTTTGGAATCTTATTCAAATCTATCAATGTTTCATTACGCTGCCAATTACGAATCCAAGTATCCTTAGGACACTTTGCCAATAAAAATAACTTCTCTGGTTCAAACCGATCCATTTCTTCCAACAATTCAGATATAACTACCTTACGCATTGGCTTCTGTCTTTTGTTTTCTGTAAAAGTATCATCTGGTGAAAGTATATTAGGAACACCATCACTTCTATCCCCTTTAAGTATATGCTCACGGATATATAGTAACGGATCTTTTCCATTAATCATTTTTTTACTTACTGGACTGAATTGTTCTACTACATTATTATGTAACTGTATAAAATCTTTATCAGATGAAACGATTAAATTTTTATCTGTATCCCATTTAGTTTCAAACTTTACAAGAGTTGCTATAATGTCATCAGCTTCTGCACCATAAATTTCTATGACTCTGTATGGGAAATTCTTTTTGATCTCAGTCTTTATTTGATTCAATAAAGTAAAAATCTCACCCCAATCATATTCGGATTGCTCACGATCCTTTTTACGATTGGCTTTATAATTGGGAAAATAATCTCGACGCCAGTAATGTTTACTGTCGCAACAAATAACTAATTCACCATATTTCTCATTAAACCTAGAACGATAGTACCTAAGCGTATTAAGTACCACATGACGCACCAACTTTTCATCAAGTTCGTCACTTCCATAATGCAACTGTGTCATCAAACCACCTATAGCGATTTGAGTAAAATCAATCAAAATCATAATTACCTCAGGACTATTTATCCATCCTGTCTTGTCTTTATAAAACCTTCTTCATCATATGCATAAGCTAAAGTTTTCCATTTAGTCTTACGCTCTTGATCTTTACCATAAAACAAATCTAACCACATACTAGTATCTAAGTATGTTGCAATATTTTTTAAATACCCTTCACGATTAAATAGCTCTCGTTCTAATAACTTTTTATCTTTACCGTTATCCATCCGACGAATCTTATACTTCAAATCTTTCACACGATCCTTATTATGTTTTTCCCAAATCTTTACATTCTTAACACTTAAAGTATTATCATCTGGTAAAGCTTTAACATCTTCATGTATGTTCTTATACTTCGGTGGCTTTCTAGCGGCTCTGGCCTTTGCCATCCTTTCTTCTACGTTTAACATGGGTTACCTTTGTAGTCTATTAATTTTTTATTAAGTAATAATTCCATTAAATCATAATACCCACCGATTCGGTTACCATCAACAACCACTTGTGGCAACTTACGAACTTTATTACCTATCTCTTGAGAAATATAATCCATATTATCTTCACTGTAAGTATTAAAAGCAAATTTTAAATTACAACTTTTCAATAACTCAAGAATTTTTACAGAATATGGATCATAGGTATCGTACAAATACACTCTAATATCCATTGCATTATCTAGAACCAAATTTTTTTAACTTCTGTTCATCCTGCCTCTTTTGTTCAATTTTTACAGCAACATCCTTAGCTCGGTGTCTTTTTAAACTAGGTTTTAAATAATACTCTCGGCTTTTTACAAGATTCGCTATATCATTTTTTTCATAGGATTTTTTAAACCTCCTCATCAAAGATTCAAAACTTTCTTTACGATGTTTTTTAGTTACTGATGTCATAATCCTTTCAACCTTTTTCCTACCTTCCCTGGAACTTCATACCAACCATTATTTACATATTCAGTAAATCCAGAACAGTACATTTTTTGTGTTTTACAATGATTACGGTTAGAACAAGGATCGCAAGGACAATCATACACTACCCGTATATTTCTACCTTTATATTTTCTACTAACTATATTCACAGATTTTTATCCTTAAAGTAAAGTGTTCATCTCAATATTATACTCTCATTTTTTATATATGTCAAGCATCAAATAACGCAGCTTCAGCTTCTCGTCTACGAATTAAACCTTCCAATACTTCATCACCAACATAAATCCATTTTTTCATTTCTTCTGGCACTACTTCATAATCACCATAATTCAATTTTCGTAACAGTGTACTTTCTTTTAAATTATATAGACCTAAATTGAATGTCCAAGACACTAGTGCATCATATTGATTTTGAGTCAAAGGAACTTCTACTAACTTCTCTATATACTCCTCAACCTCTTGTATATCCTCAGCAAGATATCTATCACAAGTCTTTTCAATACACAACTGGCCTTCATAAACTCCTTTAGTATGACCATAACCGATAGTCCATACTCCAGCTGAGTCTTGATAGGCAACCTGTCGTTTACCTTCAAACTCTTTTATCAATTCAATTCCAACTTCACTTGTTTCCATTTCATTATCTCCTTCATAATTTTTAGGCATTATTTCGTTAGGCGGCATATCATACCATAGCCATTTACCTTTATTTTCTTCATCATTACCTATAAGCAACTTGCCATATTTAACACCACCACGGCCCTGTGCTTGTTTTGTTTTTTCTAGTTCTTTTGCTAATTGCTCATTATAAGGCAACTTATACATTCTAGGTTCTTTTTTATCATAATTAAATATAGTCAAATATATCCAACCAGACCCTTTATCTGTTATATGTCCTAGATATTTAACAATCTCTGGTGGATCTTGTATTGTAGCAAACCCCATAATACTAGTATAGGTGTACCAAGTGCTCATAACGACCAAGAATAAAACAGGAATGAAAATAGCCTTAAAGATATAATTTCCTTTATAACTTATTATTACCCATAAAGAAACAAAAGCTATAATTAATAAACTTGTAAAAAGTAAATATTCCATTACCATTCTTCTTCTTCCCTGATATCCCAATAGCCCGACAATGATGCAAGAGCAAGCTTTACTATAGAATATGGTTCTTCTTTAATATCCACAATATTACCAGTATCATCCATTTCAAATTGCCAAATAGTCTTTTCTATACCTTGTAATTGTATTTCAAAGTCTTGTATTGCTATCACTTTATAAGGATTAACTTGTATTAATTCTACTGAGCCTTTAACTGGATTAGGTTCATCTCGTTTTCTATAAGAGTGTATATTAACAACATACCAACCTTCTACTGTTCCTCGTAAAGCAAGTATCTCTCTATTCAAAGCAACATACTTTATAGTACCATCGGGTTGTTTAATTCTATCATTTTTTCCGCCTAGGTCATCTCTATCCAAATGCATTAAACCATTATCTTTATTTCTAAATGATACTGTATTTTCTAATGGGTCTCTCATCCATAAATCTAGGTCATTAAATGATTTAGTATCCCAATTTAATATAATCAGAAAGTCTGCTTTAGATTCTATATCTTGTTTCTTTGCTACTGGATTAATTAACAGAAATGCCAACATAAACATAAAGGCTACGCCGATAACTATATTAAAAAGTAAATCTGTAAAAGCAGTAGGAGAAGCGTATCTGTTAAAGTTTATCAATTGTGCGCCCTATGTTTACTAATTGTAATTTAATACCCAATGAGCTTAATAGTCCCATTAATGTAGTATAAAGCGCTGCAGACATTCCTATAGACATTTGTGAAAGTGCTTTCTGCATAGAATTAATTGAAGTTACATCTATATTAATAAATGCTGTACCTAACATGATTATAAATCCTGCTACTGTACCTATAAGTCCTAACACTAAACAAGATTCAGCTATAAACCACCCAATATCAAAATCTTGGTGTAAATCTTTCTTTGGCTTATTTTGCTCTTTGATTATATTATAAATTCTCTGTCCTATCCAAACAGTTGTTAATAGAAATATAAGTAATATAAGGAAACTCAAACGTGTTGGATCTTTTTTTAAAAGAATTTCAAAAAATCCCAAATAATTGACTACGGATATTGCCACTCCACATGAGCATACAAACAACCACCATTTTAGCATTAAAGTTTTCATACTAATATTTATTAGTATACCGTTCTAACTGAATCACAAACTCCTAATTTTCTTGCTTCTTTTGCTGATAACCAAACATCTTCAGGTGGTAATAAAAACCTTCTAATTTTAGATTCTTCTTGACCAGTACATTTTTTATAATGTGATATCATTCTTTCTGAAACTAATTCATACTCTTTCATTTGGGCAAACAACTCATGTTCTTTTCCAAAAGCTCCCCAAGACCATTGATGTGATAAGATAGATGTATTAGGTGTTAAAATTCTATTAGTACCTGACATGAATATCATTAGTCCAGCTGAAGCTACCATACCCAAACCTACTGTATGAATAGGTATCTTTGATGCTTTCATAACATCTATTAAAGCAAAAGCAGCATTCATATCTCCACCTTCACTACATATCAAAAATTGTAATCGTTTTTGTTTTTTCCTTTCACAACTTTGTTTTAATATAAATTCAATAGCATCTTTACAAGTGGACATATCTATAGAGTCCATCATAATAAACATACCTGACTTGTATATATCAGCCTCTTGTGGCTGTCCTAAATCATCGTTCATAAAAGTCCTTTATTATATCTAAAAAGTTTTCTGCATCTAATACTACTAGTGGTCTTATACCATTCTTTTTAATCACTACTAACGGTTCATATATACCTTTGTTGCCATTAGCCTGTTCCCAAGCTGACCAAATATTCAATCGTTCTTGGTTCTTACACTCAACAGAATAAGGAAATTTATTACGAGCAGCCTTTGACATAATCAAATCTTCACCACCCGCTCCCATTGATCTAGACTCTATATCTTCTGGATCAATGTCAAGCTTCTCTATGAGAAGTTGCATAAACTTCTGTTGTAATCTACGTCCCTTCGCTTTGGCGCTTGACGTTTTCATCATCATATTCCCAATCAATTTCATTTACTGGTTCACCACAAAATGGACAAAATTCAGGCTCTATATCCATATCTGTTTGTAAATTATATTCTGCCCCACATTCTTCACATTCAAAATGGCGCCCTGTATCTTCCATTTTATGCCACCGATGTCAAATCAACTACTTCACAGCCACCATCTGCACTACAAGCTAATTCTTGACTACCAGCGGTCATATCTACAGATTCATATTCTGATAATTTTGTCCAATCTACATTCTTTGGCATCTTTTTTATTAATTCTGAATATTCTGCACTTGTACAATCTTGATAAGGAGCCTGTCTATAACTATGGTCTGCATACGGTAAAAATGATACCCCTGACATCTTATCAAAGTTTTCATATACCCATGCCCCTACTTCCATCCATTCATTTTCTTTAACTGTTACAGTAATGGATGGTTTATGTTCACACCAATTATCTTGATAAACTTTCCATAATTTAAGATGTTCAATTGCAGACATATCTCTCCTATATATACCATTCTTTGGACCCTTAATAGGAAATGAGAATACCCATGTATGATCTGGCTTGGTAACATCATCTTCTACAGGAAAACCTGCTTCATGCATCATCTTTGCAAGTGGGTCTTTCTTATCTGCACGAACAGTCCTAATATAATGTGGATTGTGCCGTGCATGAATACCAGATGCTGCATCTGTCAACTGTGATACTGTACCAGATGGCTTAACACAAGTGATAGCCGCAGATACATTGATATTTAATTTCTTTGCCCACTCTTTATTTATGTCTACTGCAATTTCTTTTAACGATTGTAATAGTTTTGGTAACCCAGTAGATTTTCCATTAGTCAATTTATTGTCCATAATACCAGTCATAGAAACTCCAAGGAGTCTTTCTTCTTCACAATTCTCAGTCCATTTTCGATTTAAATAACGAAAGTTTGTAAGAGTAGACTGCCAGGTCCCTAAGATTGTTGCAACTTTTACTTTCTCTTTTAATGTTTCTATAGTATCATTTTCACGAATAACAATTTCCGTAAGGTTACAAAATTCTCTATCCCGAAGAATTATCTCGGAACATGGATTGGTCCCAAACTCAAATTCTGAATCTCGTCTACCATTCTTAGCAGCCTGTGTCTTTACGGCTTGTCTATTAAACATACCACGTTCACCTGATTTGGACTCATACAATGACTTCCATTCTTCCATAAAGATGCCCATGTCAGGCTTCTCTGTATATGCAGCAGAGTTGTTTGCAAGAGCTCTCTGGACATTCGACTCCCACCATCTTCCTGACTTCGCTAAACGCATCCTATCGTCGGAAGTATTAGATAGACTAATAAGTGCAGACCTTCTAACTCCGCCCACTACAACGACTTCAGCAATCTTACAGCAGATGTCATGTGCCTCTAACGAGGTAATTTTACGACCTGCAGCATTTCTAAATATGTTTACACAAAAATGAAATAAATCTTCTAGAGGTTCTGGTCCAGATGCACGACCTCCAAATGTCTTTAACGGTGAGCCTGCAGGTCTTATTCGTGATAAGTTCCATTTAGGCACTTGGCCTGCGGCTAAAAGATATACCAATTCTCGGAGAGCTTTTGCCCATCCAAGTTTAGAATCTGATACCATAACAACAGTATCAGTATCATAAAATTCTTCATTAATAATAGGTAAATGGTTTACATACTGGCGCTCTACACTAAACCCTACACCAGTACCATTCATCAATACATATAACAACTCATCAAAAGAACGGAGGCTATCTATAACAATATAACTACAGTTATACCCAGAAACATTTTCTCTCCTGAGTGCCTCACCAGCCGTCATCAAACAACGCATTGACGGCATTACTTTTAAATCTAACACTGCCTGTTTTAAAGGTTCTATAATTTTAGGAGTTGCATTAAAATCACACTGTTCTTTCAAGTGTTCTTTAAAAAAATCAAAATACCTATTTACTGTTTCTTCCCACGTTTCTCGTCTATTATCTTCATATCTATATCTTGAATATCTGCTTAAATGTATATATTGCTGGTACTCTGTCGGTAAGCTCATTGCAACTCCTAAATGCGTTTCCAAGCTGACAATTTAGCTTTCGCTGTCAACCCGGAGAATGTGTTATTGTTAATTATTTCTTGTACGTCTTTATGACCGGCAAGTACCATGTCATTAATATCTTTCTGTGTTACTGTATCAGGCCAAATCACTAGTGCATGATGATTGTCAATTAATTTTTCCATTCTTTTTATAATCTCTCTTGACCTTGGCTCATTGTCCATTACTATTGTCATACCTTCCCCGGAAAAAGGAAGATGCTCAAAATCTGCACCGGCTACAGCAATACAATTATCAACAAATAGAGAATCTATAGGACCCTCAACCACATAAAAACGCCGAGACAAATCCACCCGATCCAAGCCAAAAATCTTTGGCTTGTCATCAAACTTTATTGTAAGGTATTTCGGAGTTTCTTTACCAAAGGCTCGACCTTGAGCTGCAAACACTTCGCCGGATTCATCACGAAATGGTATGACCAAACGTGGGTGGTCTTGTTTACTGGATAACTTTGCCCAACTGAAAAATTTGGAACAAAGAAATAGGTCATTATAAAACTCCTCTGGGATTTGTCTAGACTCTACAAACTGTCTTGCTGGATGACTACCGTTAAGTTTATTTATCGGAGTTAAATTCTCTAGCTTAGGATCTATTTTTTTAAATTTTGGAACTTCAAATTCAAACTTTGGAGGTTCTGTTTTTGGTGCATCTGACTTATAACGCTCGAGAACATAATCCTGATATAATTCGGAATCAATGTATTGTATTACTTTTGCTAAATTAGTTCCAACGCCACAGTTATGACATTTATAGAAAAAATCATTCTTTTTTCTATAAAAATATCCACGAGCTTTATTGCGATGTTTCTGGGAATCACCACAATACGGGCATCGAAAATTGAATAGATTGTCCCGGACCTTTTTAAACTTCTCAAGTCTCGGCGACAATAGCATAATATATTTTAAATCAATGTGCACCATCTACATTATTATAACATGAAAATTTTATTTAGTCAACTTCTATTCCTAATATTTTATCTAATTTCTTGTCTGATTTTGGTTTAGAAAAATCTTGTTTAGATTCTAAATATTTTTGTCTAGCTTTATGATATTTTTTAGAATCTAAAAAATTCTGTAATCCAGAATCATATAGACATTTAACATCTTTCATAATATCTTTATAAAACATATATATTCTCAATTTATACTTTCTTTTTATCAAACCACTTATCTATAGATTTTTTACCAACGTAAATTAATGCTACCAATAATAAAACTATAAACGCATCACCATACCATGGTAAATCTGTATCTAAATTCACACCACCTACACTTAATCCTGTATCAGGTGCTGTTTGTTGTACAGTAACACTATTGTCATCGGTATTAACTGTAATTGTTTTACCATCAGCCATTAGTGGTCTGCTTTCTTTTCCTTCTCAAAGGTTAATATTTTCTTAACAACTATTAATCCTTCGTGATTTGGTCCGAGTTCTACTTCATGTTTCTCACAAGCAAATCGTGTTCTACCTGTATAAGAATCTTTCCAACCGTTCCGTTTTAGATTTCGTTTCATTTTTAGACAACCACCCATGCCCATTTCTACCCATTGACCGGCACTGTTTTCGTGGTGTCCCATCCATTCTTTTGGTACATCATTAATATATAATACCAAAACCATTAATGTTGCTATTGTTACACTCATTGTTTATTTCCTCCGTTCGCCTTGAGCGATGCAAGCTGATCTCTCATAGCTTCTAATCTTTCTTCTAAAGAACTAATACGTTTCTCATAGAATTGTAAAGTTAAAGCCTGTTGTTGGTCATGCGGAGCTTTACCTGTATCTATTTCATCTGATAACTTCTCAAACTCACCAGCTAAATGTTCTATTAGCATAAATTGTTCTGAATCGGCAGGGAGAGAACCTAAGTCACCTCTCGGCCATTTGATTCTAAATTCTGTATTTTTTACTAGGTCTGATTGAACTAAAATCGCTTGAGTTTCAAGTTTATTCAGTCGTTCAATAATACCAAAGTAAGCCCACACTCCAAGGGCAACAGCAACAACCAATGAGATTAAGTTTCTCACTGGCATTGCAAATCTAGTTTGGTCGTTTAATTGGTGTGTGTCATGTTTTTCTGCCATAATTACTCATGCTTTCTTTCTACACTCCATGTCTTTGCTCATTTCACAAACAATGTCACTCGCTGTTCTTACGAACAGGAAAGGTAATATAGCATGAATAAATACAATAAAAAATAATACTAAAAAGGTGAAAGCAAATCTTGATGCATTAAACATATGCATAAGATAGCTCTCACCGACACTTCTTGGGTGTTCTGTAAATATATTTTTCATAGAATTATTTATATTAGTTGGCTATTAAAAAGAATATTTATACCGTAGCATCAAGGTATTATCATCACTGTATTCATTCTCATAGCGTTCCAAGTTTAAAGACAACTTTGATTTCTCAGTAA